TCGTGATGTGGTCCTCGCCGTCGCTGAACGCGGCGAACATGGCGCGGAAGCCGCCGATGATCTCGTCGATCCACGGCTGCGCCGCGGCGATCGCGTCGGGGATCTTCCCGATCGCGCCGGCGATGCGGTCGCCGATCCCGCTGGCGGCGATCTCCTCCATGACGGGCTTGATGCGCCCGGCGACGGCGTCGACGACGTCGGCCGTCGCGTTGAGGACCTTCGGGATCTCGTCCTGGAAGGGCTGGATGAACGCGGCGCCGAAGCGCGCGGTCGCGGCGCCGAGGCCGCCCCAGGCGCCTGTGATGGTGGTGCGCAGGCCCTCCATCGAGCCGCCGAAGGCGACGGTCGCGCCGGCGGCGCCGTTGGTGCCCTCGATGATGCCCTGGGTGAGCTTGTCGATCCCCTCCTCGGCGGGGATCAGGCCGGCCGAGATCATCTTGCGGATCTCGTCGGTGGTGACGCCGTACTGGTTCGCGAGGATCTGCAGCGCGGGCACGCCCTGCGCGCTGAGCGAATTGACCGTCTCCATGCCGATCTTGCCGGCGGCGGTCGCCTTGCCGAGCGCGTCGACGATCATGTTGACCGCGTCCGCGCCCTTGCCGCTCGCCGCGGCCGACTCGCCGATCGCCGTCAGGTAGCCGGGCACCTTCTGGGCGTCGGCGCCGAACGCGACGAGGTTCTTGCCGGCCTCGGCGAACTGGTCGAGGTTGAACGGGGTGCCGGTGACCGTCTTGACGATCTCGTCCATGAACTGGCCGGCCTTCGCCGCGTCGCCGAGGAGCACCTCGAGCGCCTTCGTCGAGTCCTGGATCGTCGTGACGCGGGCCATGCCCTTGGTGAAGGCGGCGCCGCCGAACAGCGCGGCGAAGATCCCGCCCGTCGCGCCGACGGCCTTGAGGATCACGCCACCGACGCCCTTGAGGCCGGCGCCGAGGGCGGCGAGGAAGCCGCGGCTGCTCGAGCCGCCGGCGTCCGTACCGGCCGAGTCGAGCTCGGCCTTCATCGCGGCCTTCGCGCCGCGCATGGAGGGGATGATCTGCAGCGTCGCGTATCCGAAGTTCACGGATCATCCCCTCCTCGGGGCGCTATGGAGTTGTGTCGTCCTCGCCGGTGGTGCTCGCGGCGAGACGGGCTTGTCTTTCGTCCTCGCGGGCGCGTGCGAGGGCGAGCGCGTCAGTCGTCTCGGGGTCGGCGGCGAGCAGCTCGTCGGGGTCCCAGCGCGGGACGAGCGGGTGCCGCTTGCCGGCGAGCACGTGGTAGACGTCGGCGATGAGGTGGTTCTCGACGGTCCATGCCTGCCGCTCGTCGTGCTCAAGCTGCACGAGGCTCCTCGGGTCGTTGACGATGACGTCGACGTACCCGAGGAGCTCGCGCAGGCTGTACGCGCCGCGGTAGTAGTCCGTGAGCCGGACGTGGAACGTCCGCATGAGCTCGGCTTCCAACTGCCGCCCGTACTGCGCCAGGACGGCGTGGAAGCGCGCTATTCCCCCGCGTCGATCCCGCAGTGCTCGTTGTACTTCCCGACGAAGCCGTTGAGCTGCCCGACGGTCGGCTTCGCCGCGCGCAGCTCGGCGTAGGTCTCGGCGTCTGCGGCGAGCTTGATCACCTGCCAGTTCGCGGCGGCGGTGCGCCCGACGGCCGACAGGTCGACGCTGTCGAGGTCGTTGAGGTGCTTGAGCTCGCGCACCTTGCCGTTGAGGACGAACCTGAACGGCTCGTTGTTCGCGTCGGCCCGGAGGGTCTTGTCGAAGTTGAAGTCCGGGGTCGCGCTGTCGGTCTTGGCCACGGGGGTGGCTCCTTTCGTGCTCGGCATGGTGGGCATGGTTGGAAGGGGCGCGGCCGGCACCATGCCGAACCGGCCGCGCCCCGGTCTGGGGTGAGCGGGTGTGCTCAGTCCTCGTCGCCGTCGAGGGCGCCCGCGAGGCCCTGCGTGCCGCCGCCGGTGCTCTGCTGCTGCGCTCCCCCGCCGCCGGCGCTGGTGCTCGTGCGCTGGCGCTGGTAGAGCCGGCCGTCGGGGTACTCCTCGGAGGGGTCCTCGGCGAAGACGGAGCAGATGAGGGGCGTGCGGCGGATGTCGCTGTCCGGCGTGCTCCGGTCGCCGTTGACGCGCCACTTCGAGCCGCCGACGGTGAACCAGCGCTCCTTGTAGCCGGTCGCGGTGTTCTCGAGCGTGAAGCAGGTGACGACCTGCTTGCTCACGGGCACCGGGATCGCGCCGTCGCCGGTCGTGCTGCCGCTGTAGAGCAGCTCGCCGACGACCTCGTTGTCCTCGAGGAAGATCGCGTTCCACGACTCGCCGTTGAACTTCTCGATCGCCTCGACCTGGCCGTCGACGCCGTACGCGGAGACGTTCGTCGTCTCCTCGTCACGCGCGATCGTGAAGCCCTCGGGCGCCATCAGGCCTGCGCGCTTGAACTCGGCGGGCAGGTCGTCCTCGATCGTCTCGGGAATGGTGGCGGTGCCGGTGAAGTCGACGTGGGTGTCGATGAGGTTGAACCGGCGGACGTTCCGCTTGTTTCCGGGCATGTCCTGTTCCTCTCCTGGTGGTGGTTACCCGGGCGCGTCGCCGGGGGTGATCGCGGCCGAGACGGTGAACGAGCCGTAGGGGCCGCGGTGCTCGTCGCGGTCGGCGAACGGCGCCACGACGAGGACGGGCTGCTCGAGGGGCCCGCGAGGGCCGGCGAGCAGGAGGCCGCACAGGAGCGCGGCGAGGTCGTGCCCGGCGTCGACGTCGCGGTGGTAGCAGGTGAAGCGGAGGTTGGGCCGCTGGGTGTGGGGCCACTCCGTCTGCTGGCCGTCGACGTGGACGAGCACGAACGGCAGCGGCGGCGGGCTCGTCGTGCTGCCCGGCGTGCTGCTCTCGGGCCAGTGACCGCGGACGATGACGCCGGCGGCGTACTCCTCGGGCCGGTCGGCGAGCACGGCGCGCGCGGTGGCGATCGCCAGCGCGCGGGCGTCGACGGGGACGGTGATCATCGGCGCGCCCTCACCTCGAGGCCGGCTGCGGTCGCTGCGGTGATGAGCTTGCCGCCGAGCGCGTCGGCCGCGCGCCCGCGCCGGCTGATGATGACCAGCGCGCGCACGCGGTCGGAGACGCCGACCTCGACGCTCGAGTGCTTGTCGGCGTTGCCGGCGACGCGTTGCGCGAGCGCCTCGATCGGGCCGGCGAGCTCGCGGCTGCGCAGGTACCGGCCGATGCCGGCCACGTCGAGCTCGAGGTTCCAGCGGTCAGCCACGGCCTGCTCCTCGGATCGTGCGGGCGATCACGAACTCCTGGTGGTGCTCGCGCCCGGTCGTCGGGTCGTAGTGCTCGGCGACGAGGCCGTCGACGAGGTAGGTGTTGCCGCGGTACTCGAAGAGGTCGCCGTGCTGGACGCGGATGAACGTGCCGGGCCGGGTCTGGACGGCGCGGCGGTCGGTGTCGACGTCGCCGGTGAAGGTCGCCTCCTGCTCGGGCGTGAGCGGCTGGACGTTGAGGTCGTCGTGCTGGTCGACGAACTCGGGGTGATCCGGGTCGGGCACGCGCGAGCCGTCTCGCAGCTCGCGCGTGCCCGGCCGGGTGACCGTCGCTGGGTGGTTCCAGAACGCGACCATCAGGCGGTGTCTCCTCGGTTGAGCCGGTGGCGCTCGACGCACGCCACCCACGGCTCGGTGACGCCGGCCTGGAACGCGGCGGTGGTCCAGCTCGTGGTCTGCCCGCCGACCGTCTTGGAGTTGACGCCGAGCTCGGTGGTCGCGAGGTACTCGGCGAGGTTCAGCACCTCGCCGGCGACGTCCGCCGGCGGGTGCTCGTGGCCGGCGACGTAGCGGATGGTGACGGCGCCGAGCTCGTCGGGCCACAGGCCGCGGCCGCGGCGCACGAGGCCGTCGCGCCGGCTGAGCTGGTACTCGCCCGGCTCGAGCTGCCGCTCGTGGCCGCGCGTGCGCAGCGTGAACTCGAGCACCTCGACGACCGGCGCGACCGGGAGAGTGAGGAGCTCCGAGCCGTCGGGGTCGAGCTCGTCGACGCGCTCGTGGCGGGTGATCGGGTGTCCTGCCTCGCCGCGGAAGCGGGCGCTCGCCCCGTCGAGGTAGGCGAGCTGCTGTTCCGTGAGGTCCGAGGCGCTGCGCAGACCGAGACGCCGTGCGAGGGCGTCTCGGCCTGCGAGCGGCTCGAGGCAGGCGCCGTCAGTCGCCGGCGTTGCCATCGTCGCCGGCGGGCTTCTGCTCGCCGTCGTCGCCGGCGGGCTTCTGCTCGCCGTCGTCGCCGGCGGGCTTCTGCTCGCCGTCGTCGGCCGGCTTCTGCTCGCCGTCGTCGCCGGCGGGCTTCTGCTCCTCGCCGGCCTTGCCCTTGCCGCTGCCGCCAGCGGCTCGTCCGCGGCGGCTGGGCGCGCGCACGGCCTTGTGCTGGGCCGTGGTGGCCGAGCCGTCGTCCGCGGCGCTCTGCGGGGCACCTGCGGCGTCGGGCTCGGTCGTCTTGAGCAGGCCGAGGCGCTGCGCGTCACGGGACCGGTAGCGGCGCCCGTCGATGATGACCATGTCGGTCATGGGTCGTTCCTTCCTCGAGATGGTCGTGCCGGTGGGGCGGGCCGGCGCGCGTGCTGCGCGCCGGCCCGCCCGGAGGGTCACTCGCCGGCGCCGGGGCGGACGGGGCTGAGGTCGTCCTCGCCGTCGACGTCGACGACCGCCAGGAGCGACGGGTCGAGGACGCCGAAGGCGGCGCGGGCCTCGCCGAGGATCGCGAGCAGGTTCCGCACGAAGAAGTCCGCGTGCGAGTCGCTCACGGAGATCGTGGTCTGCTCGCGGTCCCACAGGACCGCGGTGCGGGTGTCGCCGACGATGACCTGGTCGTCGGAGAGGTCGCGCACGACGACGCGCGGGAGCGACCAGACCGTCTGCGGGCCCTGCGACCAGGGGCCGGCGCCGAAGAAGCGGCCGGCCTCGTCCTGGAGCAGGTCGAGGCGCTCGTTGTTCCCGGGCGAGACCAGGACCGCCGTCGGGCTGCCGTAGCGCTGGACGCGCGTGATGCCCTTGCGGATCGACCGCAGGATGTTGCGGTCGAAGTCCTGCTGCTGCAGGCCGGTCGTCTTGAGCAGGCCGTCCCACTGGCCGTCGATCGAGGAGTCGCCGTCGAGCAGGTACTCCTCGACGCGCTCGTCGATCCCCCGCGAGAGGAACTGGTCGATGATCGTGCGGATCTGGCTCGCGTCGCTCAGCGCGCGCTTCGTGATCGGCAGCCAGTGCGCGATCGTCTCGACGTTCGCCGTCTTCTTGAAGAAGGCGAGCGAGCTCTTGGGCTTCGTGCCCGAGGTGCCCTCGTCGTCGGTCGCCTCCGGGACGCCGGCGGCGGCGTTGACGGTGCGCTTCTGCGCCCCCGTGCCCTCGCCCTCGCGGCGCTGCTGGACGTACTCGATCGTGTCGGACTCGGTGGTCCCGACCGTGATCACGTCGCGCAGGACGAGCGGGGCGAGGTTCGGCGCGAGGTAGCCGAGGCTGTGCTTCGGCACGAAGATGCCGGCGCTCTCGTCGTGGTCGGCGCCGGTGAGGAGTGCCTTGAGCCCGCCGAGGCGGACCGCACGCGAGACGAGGCCCTTCGCGCTCTTGGGGATCTCGCCGTCGATCGCGTGCTGCCGCATGAAGTCGGCGAACTCGTCCGACTTCAGGAAGCGGTCCGCGGCCGTCTTGCGGCGCTGGGGCGAGAGGCCCTCGCGCGCACCGTCGAGGGCCTCGCCGTTGATCGCCTTCGCGGCGTCGGCGGTGACCGCCTCCTCGATGGAGCGCAGCGCGTTCTGGCTCTTGGCGGCGCGGGCGGCGGCGTTCTTCGCGTCGCCGGCCTGCTCGGCGAGGCTGTTGAGCTGCTCGAGCTCGGCCGGCGTGACGTCGCGGCCGGCGTCCTCGGCGCCCTGGACGATCGTCTTGGCCTGCTGGAGCAGGGCCTCGATCTGGGCCTTGCTGTCGGTCTTGGTGCTCACGGGGTTTCCTCCAGTGCGCTCTCGATGAGCGCCGTCGTGATGGCGGACAGAGCGCGCGAGCTGGCGGACCTGTGCTCGCCGCTGGCGGACCCCTTCGCCGGCTGCGGGGCCGGGGTGGGGTCGGCCGCGGTCGAGGCCGGCTGGCCGTCGGGCGCGGGCTCCCCCGCTGCTGCGGGGGACGTCTTGGTGATCTCGTCGAGCACGTCTCGTGCTGCGGCGAGTTGGGCGAGCTGCGCGGGTGCGAGCAGCTCGTGGGTGGCGGCGTCGGCGAGCTCGGCGACCTTCGCGGTCAGCAGCTCGGTCTGCCGGTTCGCGCCGATGAGGCACGGGCCGACCTCGAGGATGTCGAGCTTGCGGAGCTCGTAGACCTCGTACTTCTTGCCCGTGTCGGCGTCCTCGTAGACCTCCCAGCCGGCGTCGACGATGTCGTACGCGAACGACGCCTGCGTGACGCGCCGGCCCTTGAGCAGGCGGTAGACCTGCGCGGCGGTGGGGTTGTCGAGGTCGAGCTGGTAGCGGGTCTTGAGGCCCTTGTCGACCTCGGCGCCCTCGAGCACCCAGCCGATGTGCTTGAAGGGGTCGGCCCACTCGTGCGCCCAGATCACCGGGATCGGGTCGCCCTTCGCGGCCCACGCCGCGAGGCTGTCGTCGAAGGCTCCTGCGACGACGACGTCGCCGTAGGAGTCGACGTTGCCGAACACGGAGACGATCTGCTCGACGATGCCCGAGTCGTCGTCGGTCGCGGTGACCTTGATCTGGGCCTGCTTGAGGAGGGTGGCGCCGGTCTTGTACTTCGGCGCGCGGGCGAGGGTGCTGACGGTCATGGCGGTCTCCCGGGGGTCGTCACTCGCGGCCGTACTCGAGCCGGCACGAGCAGTTGGCTGTCTCGGCGGGGTTGGCGAGCCGGTCGCCGGGGTAGCGCGCACCGTTGTCGAAGATGTCGTCGACGGCGACGGTGACGCCGTGCAGCGCGGCGTGCGTGCTGCGGCTGTTGCCGCTCGTGGTGATCCACGTCTTCGTTCGCAGGCCGCTCTTGCGCGCGGCGTCGTGCCGGCCGAACGACGCGAGCTCGGTGTTCCACGTCTTGGCGAACAGCGCGGCGATCGCCCACGCCTGGATGCCGGCGAGGCCGTTCTTCCAGTCGCCGCCGGTGACGAGGTCGACGACGCGGCGCAGGAGCCCGTCGTGCCAGTCCGTCGCGTTGGTCTCGGCGGCTTTCGCGATCCAGCCGTCGAGCTGCGCGGCGTCCCACTCGTCGCCGGCGCCCCACGCCTCGAGTACCTCCCAGGCGCCGGCGTCGGCGACGCGGTGTCCGCGCCCGCGCAGGAGCTTGATGAGCCGGTCGCGCTCTGCGGGCCAGTCGAGCAGGTCGCCGATCGGCGGCAGGCTCTTGGCGGCGTGCTCCTCGAGGGCGGTCGCGAGCCGGCCGGCCTGCCCGGTCCAGAACGCGGCGAGGTCCGCCTCGAGCGCGGCCTGCTCGCGCTCGAGCGGTGCGAGGTCGTCGGGGCGCTTCACGCCGGCCCGCGGGGCCGGCAGCGCCTTCGGCGCCGTGTCCTGTGGGCTCGCGAGCCCGCCGGTGACGACGTTGAGCGGCGTGATGAGGTCGTCGCCGCCGTCGACTGCGGGCAGGTTCATGCGCGCGCGCTGCTCGTTGCGGGTGACGACGGGCGCGCCGACGAGGGCCTGGCTCGTCTTCGCCTGCTGCTCGAACGAGCCGCGCAGCTTCGCGTCGACGTTGGCCTCGATGTACTCGCCGGGGCCGAGGTCGCCGGCGAGGCCGACGTCCCACGCCTGCTCGTAGGCCATGACGTACGGGCCGAGGACGTCCTGGTAGAGCTGCTCGCGGTAGGCGTCGACGTTGCTGTGCGTGCCCTCGCGCGCGCCGACGAGCTCGGGCGGGACGCGGAAGGCGGACGCGGCTTCGGCGAGGGCGAGCTTGCGCACCTCGACGTACTGCGTCTCGCTCGGGCTGTACGCCTCGACCTTCACGAGCTTCATGCCGTCCTCGAGGATCGGCACGGCACCCTCGCGGCCCCCGCCCTGCCGGTAGCGGGCGAAGGACCGCTCGAAGCGCCGGCGGGCGCCGTCGGACCAGTTGGCGCCCTTCGGCCGCTCGATCACGGCCGGCACCTGGGCGCCGTTGCGCCACATCGACTGCCGGTACTGGCCGGCCTCGCGCAGCTCCTCGGCGAGGTCGCGCAGCGTGTAGAGCGTGGAGTAGCCGGTCGTCGTCTTGGCGCCGACCTCGAGGCCGTGCCCGACGTCGAAGATGACCTCTCCTGCCGGCAGGAAGTGCGGCTCGCTCTCGCCGGGGAAGCCGACCTCGACGCCCGTCGGCTCGCCGAAGGCGTCGACGACGACCCGCGTGACGGCGGCGGGGATCCGCACGAACCGGAGGGTGCCGTCGTCCTGCCACAGCGGGTACGAGACCCAGCGGTCGTGCAGCAGGAGGTCGAAGTAGAGCGACTGGCGGTGGCGGAACGCTCCGCGCGCGGTGCCGGGCCGCGAGAGCGCCGTGGCGATCGGGCCGGTGCGCACGCGTGTGCGCCCGCCGTCGTCCTCGACGCGGTACTGGTGCAGCGGGATGCTGGCGAGGGTCCAGGCGAGGAAGTCGACGACGGTGCGCACCGCGGTCTGCGCCTTGTACAGGGCGACGGGGTCGAGCTCGCCGGTGTACTGGTGCAGCGGGACGCTGAGCGTCATCGCGCCGTCCTTGGCCTCGCCCAGGCTGACGATGTCGCCGGATCGGGCGCGGTAGGCCATGGGTTACTCCTCGATCTGGACGGTCGCGATGTTGTCGGCGGGGATCCACAGCCGGCCGGTGAGGTCGGTCGCGGCGCGGCCGTCGTCGAGGAGCTCGACGCTGGCCAGGAGCAGGCCGGCGCGCGTTGCTCGCACGAGCCGGCCCGAGAACGTCGGCTCGCCGGCCGTGTGGGTGACGACGGTGACGTTGTGGTGGCGGTAGGCGCGTAGGTGCCTCACAGGGCCCTCCTCGGGCTGGTCAGATCAGTTCCTCGTCGTCGTCGAAGTCGTCGACGTCGTCGTGCTGCCCGTCGGGGGTGATCACCGCGAGCTCGCGCTCCTCGTAGGCGCTCTGGAAGGTCTCGGCGAGCATGGCTTCGCTCATGGCCGAGACGAGCGCGGAGACGCCGTCGATCTTCTCGGCGCTCTTGGCCTTGTTCGGCTTGACGTTGCCGGCTGGGTCCTCGTCGACGGCGAGGTTGGTGATCATCCAGCGCATGACGGGGTTGTCGCCGTGCTCGAGCAGCGGCGCTGCGGCCTTGCCCTTCTTGATCAGGCGCTTGCACTCCTTGAGCGCCGGGCTCTGGGTGCGCATGCCCTGCCGCACCTCGACCATCGGGACGCCCTCGCGCTCGAGGTCGATCGCCGTCTGGGTCGCGTTCCAGGGGTCGTAGCCGACGCTCTGGACGCCGAGGAGCTGCGCGTCTTGCTGGACCTGGGCCTTGATCGCGTCGTAGTCCGTGACGTCGCCCGGGGTGGTGGTGATCCATCCCTGCTCGACCCACAGGCTCGCGTTGCCGCCGGTGCTCTTGTCGAGCTCGGCGACGTTCTCCTCGGGGGTCCAGAACCGCCAGAACGCGAAGTACCCGTCCTCGTGCCGGTCCCCTCGCCGGATGAGCCAGCACAGCGCGGAGAGGTCGGAGACCGACGCGAGGTCGATCCCGCCGTACGCGGGCCGGCTCTTGTGCTTCGCGAGGTCGACGCGTGCTCCTCGGTTGCGCGTCCAGTCGGCGAGCGGGAGGAACTCGCGGGTCTGGCGCTGGCGCAGGCCGAGGTGCAGGCGCAGGAAACCGGCGAGCTTCGCGGGGTCGTTCTTCGCCTCGAGGGCCTGCGCCGCCATGTACTCCGGCGTTGGGGAGACCGGATAGCCGGGGTTCGCGCTGGCCCAGGTCTTCTCGGCGAACGGGTCGGCGGTCTTGCTCGCGGCCCAGATCACGCCGTACGTCGCTTCGTCGGCGAACACGCGGCGCTCGAGGTTCTCGATGTAGCGCCGGCGCTGGTCGTAGACGGTCGCGGTCTTGCCCTCGTCGGCGGTCGTGATCGTGACGACGAGGGGCTGGTCGCGCGAGCCGGTGCCGGACTCGAGGGCCTCGAGCAGGTCGGGGCTCTTGTGGATGTGCAGCTCGTCGACGATCGCGCCGTGGACGTTGCCGCCGTGCAGGCCGTCGGCCTCGCTCGCGACGACCTTGAAGAACGACGCCGTGCGGCCGTGGACGATCTTCTCGGCGAACGGCTTGACGTGGCCCTTGAGGGCCGGCGATCTCGTGCACAGGAGCTTGATCGGGTCGAAGACGAACTTCGCCTGGTCCTTGCGGCTGGCCGCGGCGAAGACCTGGGCGCCGGCTTCGTTGTCGGCCGCGGTGAGGTAGATCGCGAGCCCGCCGGAGATCGTGCTCTTGCCGTTCTTGCGCGGCACGTCGACGTAGAGCTTGCGGATGATCCGTACCCACACGCCGCGGCTGTTCTTGCGGACCCAGCCGAAGACGGGCGCGAGGATGTAGGCGACCTGCCAGACGTCCGGTTCGAGCGGCTTGCCGGCGAGCCCGCCCTGGGTGTGGCGCAGGCCGCGGAAGGCGCGGATGACGCGGTCGACGCGCTCGGGGTCGAACGCGGCGCCGCGCGCGGTGCGCGGCTCGGGGGTCTTGTGCCGGGGCGGGGTCGTGGGGAGGTCGTAGCCGCGGCTGAGGAGGTACCAGGCGACCTCGGGGCTGAGCTTGAGCCGGCGGAGCTCGGCGCTGCTCGGGAGGGTGATGTCGCCGTTACGCGAACGGGTTTTCGACCTCGCCACCCTCGTCGCCTCCGGTCATGTTCT